GGTGTGATGAGTTATCGTTAGGTGTATTGGGTTGTGGTTCTTTATATTCAGGGTAGTTTTTCTTTAGTAGTTTTTTCGAGATTGTTTCTTTTGTTACAATTTCAATAACATTACCGTTACCATCTCTATCTACTACATATCGGTTTAAAGGATAAAGCTTAAGCCCATCCTTACCCATAAAGATAAGAGCATTACCAGCTACTACAAGATGCTTTAATGCTTGATGAACGACAACACGATCACTAGAAGCCGCAATGGATTCCATGATAGTACGTTCAACTTTAGCAAATGACAAGTCAAGTTCTGATCTAATCTCTGGTCCTAATTCTTCAGGCAAATTAATATCATTAACTTGTAGCTTAAAGAAGCTGGTTTGTGGAGGTAGCAATGCAAGCATTAATTTACTTGCAAGCGTCACCACACCTTTAGCTCCAACTGATTGCCACGGTGTTGTAAGTTTTAGTGAGCCTTTAGTATAAGTCTCATCCTCTCGGATAAGATAAGGTAGAGTTAGATCTGCTGCTTGTCTAGCAGTATTAAGAAACTGGGAACGGTCTGAAGACAATCTGTCGTATCGTGTTTTAGCTGTCATTAGACGTTCAATACATTAGTTTGTGTTGCTGCGCTAGTACCACCAAGGATACCTTCTAAAGCATTTGCAGTGACAGGATTAATTTGTAGTTTCCTGCGTTTAAATCCTTGTGTACCACCAGCACGTGGAGTTTGAGATGCACCACCAATTTGTAATGCACCTATCTGACCGGCTCTAGCTTGGTTTTGCAGAGAAGTACGTTGACCTAAAGCTAGTTCTTCTGCAGCTGCTTTTTGTTCTGCTGCCATTTGGTCTAACCTTTGGTTTTGTTGTATCTGTAAATCATTTAAGTATGCAGTTTGCTGCCTTTGCATTTCTGCAAGCTGATTTTGATACTGTGTTTCGCGTGCTTGATTAAAGTATGTTTGAGCACCAGATCCAAAAGAGATGCCTTGATCAATACCCATCTGTTGGATTTGAGAAATACTATAGCCAGCCTTTTCTGCTTCCTTCACTGCCGCTAAACCAGAGTGAGCATAGGTCTCTTTGTTACCACCAAACCTATCAATAAAATCTTTTGGAGTAGGTCCAGGTGTTGTACGATTATCTACTTCATTGCCATAAGGATTATCTATTACTGTAGGAGTAGTTTCTTGTGCTGTTGTTTCTGATTTTGTTTCTTCAGCAGGGGCAGCAGCAGCTGGTGCATCTTTTTTATAAACGTTAACTGTAGTACCATATGTAAACCCACCACCTTGTTTTGCAGTTTTGGGTGTGTAACTATAGATAGGTTTAGGATTTTGTTGTGATGGTACTGACGAATAGTTGGGGTTAACATTACCACTAGCATCAAAATATCTTTGTTGCTCAGGAGTGCGCCCAAAACGCGCCATATAATCTTTTGCTGTCAAAGCCATTAGTTCTCCTCCATATAATTAATGACCCACTCAACAACACTACGCTGCCCGGATCTAAACATAATTTTTTCCATTGTATCTTCAGGGTTAGGGTTGGTGGGTGGGAATGATTCTTCTAATGCAAGGATAAGTCCACGGGAATTCATTCCTAAGACTTCAAGCGTATTGGGGGAGATTGACATTGCTATGCTCAAAGAACGCTGGCATCCGTGCTGCTTTAGTTTCAGAAAGCTCAGGAGCCTTACCTTCATACATTAAGCGATCACTAGAATCCAGCCAAAATTTTTTATCCAAATATTTATCGGTAGTATTAATACCTAGGGGTTGCATTACCCAATTGATAGTTGCCTTGCGGAGTTTATCAAGACTAGGGCTGACAGTAAGCCCCAACTCCCGACAAACAATGCTATTGGCAGCAACGTGAATTTGTTCATCTCTGCTTATATCCGCACTAACTGTTCGCATTCCAGCGTCACCATTAAAGCGCATGAATGGTAAAAGAACGAAGAAAATTGCACGTTCGGCAACCATTGCTTTGAGGATTGTATGATCAGGATGCGCAGTCCAAGCTTCCCTGAGCCGCAAAGCTTCCGATTCAGCTTTTTCGTCAACACCGTAAGCATTGGCAATGTAACCAAGTGCCAGGTCGTGATTTTCCTCGTCGGTAACATTTGATTCCAATAACTCCCGCGATAGTTTTGGTACGTCGGTAGCCAATCCATTACGGATAAAATCTCCCACAGGTAGTTCCATATGTCGCAACGCAAGAGCACGGTGTACCGTTTCTTCCGCCCCTGCCTTGCATAATCCGGCAGTTGTCTGGACTGGTGTCCATTTTCTTTTTCTGTTTAGTAGTTTCTCGTAAGGGTTCATTCTTGACAATCACATGTAATTTCTTCATTTAAAAGTTCCTCTAAATAATTGTCTACTTCTGATTCATCTAATGCAGCATATGCACTAGATTTATCTTGTGTATCACTCATCACTTGTAGTGAATAATAGAGGCTTGTTTGCGGAGACCGTAGCCACTCTTCCACGAATTCATTATCGTAGGTTACCGAATCACTCCACGAGTTGAAACTGTATCCATGAAGAAGTCCTGTGCGATTAAGCATCGTCATGATGCCATCTGCAACTCTTTTAAAATTTTCCCAGCCTACTTCTGACGCAATCTCTACGTCACCATAGTTGTAAGTTTGTACTCCGAAAGTACCGCTGTCGCGATCAACTGTCTGCGAGATAGGTGGAGCGATTTCTGGTGTGCTAGTATAGCCATCCAAATCCACGCTTCTATAACTGCAACTGGCGGTTGGAGCGATAGCAAAGGCTCGAACCATATTATGCTCCCTAGCAATTGTGGCTGCTTGGTTAATTCCTGAAGCAATTTGAGAGACAAGTTCATAAGCTGCTGAGCGGATAGTTTCACCGTTGTTGTATTGTTCTAATGCACGACCAAATTGATCGTATGTTACTCCGTACCTCCGTAGGAGATTTGCGAGGCCAAGCATTCCGAGTCCCACTTGTCTATCAACTTCAGGCGAGAGGTATTCTCCAGAATCTCCGACAGCTGTCCTACTATGTAGGCTGCACAGCTCGGACATACCTTCAACAAATGCTCGTGGGATGTTGTCGAACTCACAGGCTCCAAGATTGATATGCTGTAGTAGACAGGTACCTCGTGATGGCAGGTATACTTCGAGACAGACGTTACCTCTGATGCGGTTTCCTTCATTGTCATATTTTACTTTGTTTAGCCAGATGTCACCGGATTTGATTCCATATAGTAGTTCTTCCTTAAACGTACAATCCTGCCACCACTCTTCAGTGATGTTGATGCATCGTTTGACCCAAGGTAGTTCCGATCTAGGAGTAGTAATAAAGTCAAAAGCATCGGGGTGATTGAGCGAAATATGAAGAACAATCGCACCATTCTTGTACACCCCGCCTCTACGTAGTATTTCATTTAAACTACTATAAATTTTACCAAAACTTACAGGACCAGAAGCTGTTACACCTGACTTACGGACATAACCTTTGGGGTCAAGTTTGTCCAGATGAATAGCACAACCAGCCCCATACCTAAGAGCATGTGATGCAAACCTCCAGCTGGACTCTATACCATCTGGTCCTTCCATTTCGTTTTCTACGACCATAACCGTGCAGCTGACGGGTAAGCGATGAGTAGGATCATCAATCCATGATTGAACCCGTCCTGTGCGGGAAATATAATTAGACATTAGTTAGATCAGTAAGGTTTGGTGGTTTGTAATTAGGTCCTTTTAAGACCTTACCGTCCGCACGGTAAATAGGTCGAAGATTCTCATCTAGTTTAGACATGTTTGATTTGTGAACACGATCCATAGCTTCATCTAAATCCCACCCTTTGTTAGCAGCAAATTGATAGCACACATAGACAAGATCACAAAGCTCTTTTAATTGCTCTGTTTCATCTTTAAAATGAAAAGCTTCATGAAATTCTGACCATTCTTCATCGATCAAAGATTTCTGTGTCAAATTCTGTTTCGGACCAGTCGGGACAAAATAGGCGTCCCGAAACTCCTGAGCTTGTTGTAGTAATGTGGGATAGTTCATTTTCTAGATAGTGGATTGCTTTTTTAAGATCAGATTCTGCGCTATCTTTGTGACCAGCACGGCAGATATATTTAACTGCATTACCAAGATGATAATTTAATTGTTGATCTCGGATGAAATCCCAGCATTCGATGGAGCCTCTTGTGTAGTAGGCAGGTGATTGGGCCATTTTTTAACTAGGTTAGATACAGTGTTAGCTAAGGCAAAGTTTTGACGTTGTAACGCCATAAATAAAGTAATGATATCTGATTTATCAGCTTTAGGTAGTAAGTCTTCAAGCCTTCTTATTTTAAAGTCTTGCTCCACTGTCAATTCTATAATCGGCGGAGGGGGTAAAAAGGATGGGTTGTTTTGCTCTCCAGTCATAATCATTGTTAGTAAGAATCTTTGCAAGTCTTGCGTTTTGTAATGCAATGTCTTCACCAAGATCCTTCTCAGCAAATGCATCAACAACTGTTTTCCAAGTGTAACCTTTGTCATTAAACAAAGCAACAGCACGTTTAATACCTATACCAGGAACACCGCTGTATCCATCTGTTTGGTCACCTGAAAGCGTCTGTACTAGGTGCCAACGTTGTCCTTCATCTTCTTCCACATTCACAGTTTCATCCATGTTGTAGAGCGTTCCAGGTATCTGTCTCATATCCTTATCAGGACTTACGATAATGTTACCAGGATATTTGGTAGCGTAGATACCCATACTATCATCTGCTTCAAGAGTCGGTAGTATTACTACTTCGTACTCATCTTTGAGAGCATTGATAACACGTTTGTATCCACAAGGTTTTTTACGATTACGATGCCCTTTGTAAGCAGGCATGATTTCCTTACGAAAGTTTGTGCTATCACTAAAAAATAACACAACTTCAGGTACATCCCACATGAACTGATTTTTAATTTTATTTAGTTCACGCTTAACTGACGCATATGCTTCACTGAATTTGCTGACAACTAAAATTACATCATCACCAAAGTCAACTTCTGACTCTGCACCGGCACATGCCTTATAAACAATGTAATCTGCGTCAACAAATAACTTCATTTACCTTGGCCTCTATATTTCTTTTTACCTTTGCGTGGCTTACTATGCAAGCCGTTACCTTGACGGGTTTTCTTGGATGTAAACGGGATTACGTTTTGTACTCCCATCATTGACTTACTTCTCATTAGTGGGTTTCACTCCAGTTTTTTCCGGTTTTTGCTTCTGCGTCGATTCTGATTCTGAGGTTGTAGTATTCTCCAGCTGCGAGACTGCTAAATACCAAGGATGTTGATAAGTCAGCTGTCTGTTCAGGGGCACACTCGAATTGCAATTCGTCATGTATAAAAGCTAGTTGCGAACAACATAAATTTAATTCCTTGATGTTTTGTTGATTGATAACCATCCAACGTTTAGCCAGGATGGCTGAGTTTCCCTGCAAGCAATAGTTTAACGCTTTATGCGGGCTATCCACCATAATTTTTCTGCCATCGATAGCTTTGATAAATCCTCTTTCTGAAGCTGTTTTGATAGACGCCAAGAGTTTATCGAGTCCATCAATCGCGTCAATATATGCCGCTCTGATTTCCTTACCTTTTTTCTTTGCTTTCGTGGGTGAAAGAAGTTTGTCATAACTGTGTCCAATTTTTTCGTCACCTGCGCCGTACAAAAATGCATAAGTTACTGTCTTTACTAGTTTTCTAGATATTCCTATCTTGTCAGCATTTACTTGATGTATATCTCCGTTAAGAAGGATGTCTGCATATCGTCCACCATCATATCTGGCAAGGAAATGAGACAACATACGTAACTCAATCCCAGACAAATCAGCAGCGACCATGACTTGACCCGGAGATGGTAAGAAAAGTTCTCTAAATCGTGGGTCACTAGGTACTTGAGCAAGGTTGGGGTTTCGATGAGCGCATCTAAATGTAGAAGTAGCGACAGAACAATGATGATGGATTCTACTAGCAGTCGTAGATAGCTTCAGCCAGGCGTTCGCGCCTTCGGATATCATTCCAAGCATCTTCGTTATCGTCAAAATCCGCAGGAATGCAAGGGCAGTCGGGCTCCCAATCTCCTTTAATATCGGTTCGTCGATGATAGGCTTCCCAGTAGGTGTCTTCTGGGTGGGAGTCCAGCCATGAAATGTTTGCAGGATCCATGCTATATGATCTCGTGATGTAGGATTTAATTCTTTAAGGCGTGTAAGTGGAGCGTCTTTGACATAGCCTTGGGTCCGATTATCTCGCTTAGGAGTAAATACTGGTCCGGCAACGTAAGGATGCCTGTCACGTAGTAATTGATAAGTTTCTTCAAGCTCTTGTCTGAGAGTTGATGCAAGTTCCCATGCAGCGCGTTCATCAAAATACCATCCATGTAATTCTTGTTTTGTGAGGATTTCTGCTACTTCATGTTCTAGCGTGATCCATTCAGGTATGGTTGAAAATGGTTCCAAAGTTTTTTTGTAACAATAACATCTTGTATCATGTAGTCTTCCATTTCTGGCGACCACTCTTTCCAATCTGCGTCCTTGCAATAATCACCTTTAGCTTCATCGAGTCGATAACCCCATGCAGCTAGTGAATGTGATCCATACAGCTTGAGTGGCATACCATTCCAAGTTTTTTGTTTATCGATCTCTATCAAGTTCGGGTGATAAAGACGGCTAAGCAAAAGAGTGTCCAAGCAATCACCAATACGTCTAAACCATGGATAAAACTTGTTGATAATGCTAAGGTCATAATTAATAATGTTATGACCGACAATATAAGGAGCGTCTTCGAGGTATTGGATACCACGAACGATAGGCTCCGTTGCTTGTCTTTCTGTAGCTGACGTAAACGATTGATCATTGAAGACCATTGTTTTTTTAGTTTCGGTGTCGTAGATGCAAAGACAGTGGATTTTGGTAGCATCATTTAATAGTCCGTCTGTTTCTAAATCAAAGATCAGCATTCAACGTCCGTGCCATTGATAGGTTTTATCAACAAACTTAGCACGTTTTACTGCCTCCTCAGTAGGAGGATTAGGCTTGTGCAGTGTTAAATCAATACGAAACTCTGTACCTTCTTTAATGAATTCTTCATTCATAGCTTCGTAATCAGAAATCTGTTGTGGCGTCAAACTCTGCTGGTTCTGTAGTTTCATTGAATTTACAAGTGGATAGGTTGTAGTTTAATCGACAAGCAATGCCTGTTTCCCCAGAGTAGCGATTCTTGAGAACTCTAACAATTGTATCAGAGTGTTTAGTTTCACTCTGTTGATTTCTTTCGAGTCCAATAACTGCATCGCTAAGTTGAGCGATTGCCGCACTTCCTCTAAGTTGTCCGAGTGTAACACGTGCACCTTCTTCATGGTTTTGATCGGATGATCCCCGTTTTAAATGTGATACTAAAAATAATGATATGCCTGTGCGTTCAACAAGTGAACGTAAGCGTGTCATCGTTTGATCTATCATACGTCTTTCATCACCATCAAGACCACTCATTAGAATGGATAAGTGATCAAGAAAGATGATCTTACAATCAAGACCTGAAGCTAAATATTCTATCCTGTTGTAAATAATATCAGGATCAAAACTACCAAACCCATCAAAAAGATAAAGGTTCCATTGATTAATACTAGCGTCAAATGCTTTTGTAAGTTCATCATGGGTATGCTCCCCTAATGCTAGGTTATTACCTACAGCAGCAGACATCAAGCCTAAAGCTGTACGGCGGTTTGACTCTTCAAGTGCCAAGTATCCAACCCGTTCTCCGTTCGATAACAAGTGAGCAGCCAAGTCTCTACAGACGGACGACTTCCCTTGGCCTGATCCTGAAGTAATAGTGACAAGTTCTCCGCGCCGAATCCCGTGAAGCTTTGATTGAAGTCCTTGAAATGGATAGTCATAATCAGCTGGTGGTTGTGGTGTGGTAACTAATTCAAGTAAAGATTTGGCATCTACAATACCATCAGGTCTGAATTCCTTACGTTTAAAGAATGCATCATCGATAGCCTTGTGATCGTTAGCCTGTAAAGCGTCTGAGAGGTCCTTGTGAGCCTCTAGACGGGCGATGAAAGCCTTACCAGGTGGTAATACACTCGCAGCCTCTTCAGCAGCTTTTAAACCGGCTTCATCTGCATCGAACCAAAGTAGAATTTCTTCATAACCTTGAAGGAACTCCAGGTTTTTTTGTATTGCTTTTTTGGCTCCCGCTGCACCACTAGGTAGTGATACCACGGGCCAAGTTGGAAACAGCTCTGCATAAGACACACAATCTAGCTCACCTTCTGTGATGATTATGCGCTTACCACTACTGCCCCATAAATGTTGACCAAAGAATGTACCAGGTGTTTCTCCTTCGTA